ACCATGCTCAGGACCATGTAAAGAGGAGTATTCAAGTCTTTTTCCTTTCTTCTGTGGATGCGGAATATTTAAAGTCATTAGCCTATTGGTAGATTTTGTATTTCATTTTGTGATGGAAGAATTGAACCCTTGATTGCTGTGGCACCATCTGCAATATCAACGAATCCACCATACATATTTAAGATTGCATTTCCGATAAGTTCAACTGTTTTCTCTGAGAATAGTCTAGTCGATACTTTAGATGAAACGTCAATAGTTTGTGCCCTCATAAGTATTTTTTCGTTAGCATCAATGGTAATAACACCATTTTGACCGTCAGCACCAGATGCAATTAAATCGATGTTAACTCCCTCTATTCTAACTCTTCCACTGGGAGCTCGTAGAACTAAATCACCACTAACTGCTTCAACATATACCCCAGGCACATCTTTATCTACATTATCACCTGCCCTTACCTGAAATGAGCCGGGTGATCGACAAATAGTTCCATATTTACGATGAGGAGCCCCAGAGGAGTCCATCGTAATATAATGGTTCTTCGATTTTCCACTTCTCAACAAGACTGATGAAAGAACATTGTCTTGAGTAAGATGGCCAAACTTTATTTCACCGTCTGCTTGACCATACCTAATTGTATGATAATTTTTTACTTCCGCCATTAAACTTTACCTACACAATCAATCACGGTTATAACTTTGTCTTGGAATGTTGACTCTTTGAGCTTATCATTACCAACTCTATCTATACAAAGTTTTGGTCGCAATACAGCATTATAACCGGTTTCAGATTGAATGTAAAGTGTTGGATATTTAGTGAAACCTTCTCCACTTTCAGTAACCTTGATGGAAGTCAATCTACCACGGGCATTAAATTTAGGTTCTACAACTGCACCAATGTCTGGTTCAATAATAACTTTGTCTCCTGGAGAATAATTGATGCCACTTTCATCGATAAAGATTTCGCAAAGATAAAGAATGACCGGATAAGAACCATTAGATGATGTTGGATAGTCACCTGACGATCTTTTATATTCGGGTTTAGGTGTAGTAAAAACACCAGGCAATTCAATAAGCACCGGATTACCACCTTGAATAGTTTCACCACCACCTTGACCACCATCAGTAGAACCATTATTGCCGTCACCATTACCTCCTCCACCGGTACCATCTCCACCAGTTCCTGGGTCAAGTATAGGGTCAAATGGTGGTATTGTGGGGTCTCCACCGGGTTGTGGATTTGTTATAACAACTGTACCCGGTGGAAGAGTGATGGTAGTGCCGGGATCGACAGTAACTACTTCTCCTGGAGGAATAGGTAACCATGATCCATCAGGAGTTCTTATAACTGTATCATCTGGATCTGACCAAGTGTATTCATTACCACCTCTACTTCCATCCGGTGCAGGAAGATAGCCAGTTCCTGGTTCTATAATTTCAATATCAGTAATACCCCCAGTCTGTAAATTACCTTCTTCGTCGGTATAGTCACTTACAATGGGTCTAATGTATGCACCTTTACCTTTACCACAGTTATCGTATACCTTTCCATAAGAATCATTATTATATCCAGATCCAAAATTTATCATATCAATTCCAATGACCTCACCCAAGGAACCAACCACAAGATTACCTGCAGCACCACCACCTAGTCCAAAAAATTGTGCAGTAGGTGGTCCACAAAATACTGGACCTATATTACAACCAGTTTGATTGAATACATCACTAAAATCCATATTAAGTGCATCGTCGATACTGCTTCCCACACTTTCTACAGAATTTGTAACTGATCCAGCAATGTTTTGAACTGATCCGGCAACGTTCTTTGCCTTATTAATAATAGAGTTAATATCTCCAGAAAATCCTTTACTAGCCCCACTTAAAATATTCCATTCATCAACAGAAGAACACTGTGGTTTTTCCTCACAAGATAAGAACGAAAGTATATCTTTAATAATACCAACAATTTCTCCAACAATACCTGCAGCCTGACCAACCAAAGAACTGACTGCTGATAATGCACCATTTATAATATCTGATATTGCACCGATAAGTTTTCCAAGAATATGACCGATTACATTTTCTACTAGACACTGCACACCATTAACAACTTTACTTGCGGCGTCTACAAGAAAATTGCCAATCATTGACAATAACTGTTTAATCAACTTTCTGAAAAGACACGCAATCAAATCGTTAATATTTTCGACTGCGGTTTTAAGTCCGGGTCTTTCGTTTGGGAAGAGTAAAAAATATGTTTTTTTGAGAGTGTCGTTAGTAGTCTTAATGACAAATTTTTGAATTTCTGTAAAAATCCATTTTATTCCACTTGCAACAAATTCTGTTGCTTTAGCAATTTTCTTATTAATTTCTTCCTGAACTTCTGCAATATCAGCATTTATTGAATTAGCCTTATCATAAACTGCTTTATTAATTTTCTGAATTTCTACAATAAGATTCTGAATTTCTTTTTGTATCTTACCTAGTGGTATAGGTTCACAGTCGGATGGTAGGGCAAGTGGAACAGTTGGTTCCTCTGATGCAGCTTTTGATGCAGCTTCTTTTTGTGCATTGCCACCACTAGAACTTACTAATAAAAAAGAATTAACGTATTGTGATGTACCTTCTCCAACAACAAACATGTTCCCGCCATTCCCTTCAGTCTGGTCGGGAGTGATTATCTCCCCAATCGTTTCGATTCTTTGAGTATACCAAGGCGCATAATCAGTTGGTACAAGGCCACTAGAATTACCAAATCTTTCTTCAGCTGATATATTCTTTGTAATAGCTTGATATTCATTTTTTCCAATTACTGCACAAATAATCGGTATCTGTCCTTCTTCTCCATCGAGAAAATACCCACGAACAAAATCACCTTGTACAAGGTTTGCAGAGCATGATGATCCTCTACCTCCACTACCGGCAGTTACTGGATATTCAACAGATGCCCACTGTAATTCAGCATCACTAACTTCTTGAGTATTAAAAGGGGTATACCCCACAATTGCAACTCGATATCTTTCGCCAAAACCTTTTATGTCTTCATTGGAATCTTTAGGGTTCTCTGGTTTATTTTCTTTCCAGGAGTCTTCACTAGCAATCTGGCCTACCCACCAAACATACCCATCTCTTCCTATCGAATGTGTCTTGATACCTAAATCAAACATTAGTTTACACCACCAAAACCTGTAGTTTTACCGAAAGAGTCTCTTACCAAACCCAAACTTGTATATGTTTCTCTTGGAGTCACTTTATGACATACACTTGCTACCATATATTTACCCCCACTTTGTTGGTTCGTTTCTTTATTTAATTTAGTTTCTAACTGCGGAAAATCACACTCAATCATATCGCCCGCCTTGATCGAGAAATCACCAGCAATAATAATATTTGTTTGAACTGTAAACATTTGATTGTATCTCATGAATGCTTGAACAAGAGCCTGTTCAGAATCAAAATTTTGTTTTGTGTTATCGCTTTTCCAATTATCTAATTGCTCATTTCCTGTCCCATTTGGATTGACACCAATATCTTTGATATAAGAAAAAAATCGATGTGGGTCTTTAGTATATTTTTTATTTACATTGTCATAATCTCTACCAGCAGTCTTTACACTATCCTTTGCAACATCGGTATTAAAATCTATCTGTTTATAAATCATCCCGACAAAATCAAAATAAGTTGTCTTATTATTATAAGCACCAATACTTATATTTCGAGTCATATCAATATCACTTTCAATATTATATGATAATATATTAGCATCATAACCAGCAACTAATTTACCAGTATCATTGAATAAAAATTTCTTTATCGGGTCTTTTGAGAACAGACCGTCAATTGATTTAAAACACAAACCATCTCTCGTCTGAAAGAATAAGTATCCAGCAGGTCCAGAATTTTCTCCAGAAGATGTTGGAATTGATTTAGATGCCAACCATGTACAAATATAAAAAGGTTTTTTAGTATTACCCATAAAATTATAGGTATTTGAAGTATCATCAATATCAATTAATTCTTTTGTACCCAATATATCTGCTAAGATTACTCCAATATTTGTTCCAATATTACCCTCGTATCTTTTAGTAACTCTTGTCTGTTCATTTAAGAAATATTCTTCAGATACAAAATTAAGTTGGTATATATCTTTAGCTGTACCAGGTATTCCATTTTGCACTCGATTGACGTACATACCGTTACCAATCTTCAACTCATTCCCAACAACATCTTCAACAATAATATCGGTCTTTTCACCACCCCTGATTGGTAGAGAATCTAAGGTACCTGGTGCAGAACCTTCGAGTTGTTCACCAGTCTCTACTATAATTGCACTCGATGTAATATGATTTGACAATACATTTTCATAATAACGATATTCTACAACCCCATTAGACAAATCAATCTGTCTACCACCTTTATTCGAAGTAATAGTAAATTTCTTTATATTACCTGGACCTGTTTGAGGATTATTTAATACCATATTATCGACTGAATAAATTATTTTGCATTGCAATCTCTAGGTATTTATTTGAACCGCCATCAATAATAGTAGGACTTCCACCACCAGAACCAGAATCACCACCACTCTCTCCAGTGGGAGTAGACGCAGCAATAATTACAGTTCCTCCCTGCTTTTCATATTCTGCCTGTCTACTAATCTCTTCTGCTTCTCTTCTTTCAGCAGGTGGTGCCACTTGTGGTTGTTCTGGTGCAATATTGAAAAACTCTGCAGCTTTATTTTTAGGAACTTCTACATGAACATGATTATAATGTCCCTTTGATTGCCAAATAGTAGTGTAACCTTTTGATTTCCAGAATTGACTAACTTTGTCACCAACTGCTTTACTAGGAACTGGAATATCAAACGCACGGTTTTCATGATGTCCTGCACCTTTATGTACCTCAATCTCATAGTTGGTATCATCAGCCAAAGGACTGATGTCATAGTTACCACTACCATAGGTACCCATTTCACGAATTTGTAAGTTCTCTGCATTAAGAGTTGGTTTTCTTTGTGAAGTATACCCAAATTGTGTTCTAAACTGTCTAAATTCTTCAATATCAGTCTGAACTCTACTTTTACCTGCCTGAGCTGGAGACCTTAGTGCAGGTGGTACTGGTTGTCTTCTTTCCTCTTGTGCCTTTTTAATATTTTTTGCAAATGTGTCCGCTTTTGTTCCTGCACCATCAGCACCACTATTAGTTCTTCCACGAGCTAACCACTCAGCTGCGTTAGACCATCCAAGATTATGTGCATAACCAAGAACTTGAAGTTTTTCTTCTTTAGGTAGCTCTCTATATTCAGAACTACTATTCATCAGTAACTGATGATTAGCACGAGTATATGCAGCAAAATATCTTTCCTGCATTTGTTTATCTTCCCTAAATGTTTTTCTTGCTGCTTCATCATCTCCTTGATATGTTTCACCTAGTAGTCTTGCAGCATCTTTTCTGGCCATTGCACCCATCTGATATCTACCGGCATACTTACCAACGCCAAACTCATCCTTCGATCCACCCTGAATATCGTATTTTCCACCGGATTCAATCTGTGCAACAGTATCTCTATAAAGAAGAAATTCAGATTCACCAAATCCAGCCTGAGATACTTGACCCTTTGCCTTTTCACCTTGTTCTACACCACCCGGTGCAAGTAATCCACCTGAAGATGTGTCATATTGAGAACTATCAGAAGAATTGTCAGTACCACCACCAGGCAATACTACACCTTGTATCTTTTTAAAAAGATCCCCAACGGTATTACTAATAGTTTCAAGACCAGGAAAAGTATCCTCAAGAGTCTTGATTAGATTTTCAATTTGAGTTATTACAAAATCAACAGGTGGAGATTTGAGTATATCATTTATAATAGGTAATACCGTACCAATAAGAAACTTACCAGCTTCTATCATTGGTTGAAAGAGATACTTATTGATTAATTTGAATATATTTTTAATTTTTTTTACAACATCTTTTATAGTTTCAATGATCGGTTTAATATTGTCAAGTATCATCAATACAAGACCACCGAGTAGGATATTCACAAAGAAGTTTTTAATCCTATCAAAAAATGGAATTTTTTTGAGTAACTGTTTACCTAAAAGTAAAGCACCACCTACCATTCCAAACCCAACTTCTCTCAGACGGGCCAACATTTTATTTTTTCTTTTAGTCTTCTCTGCACCATCCTTTCTTTTAAATCTCACAAAATTCCCAATAGTACCTGCCAATTTAGATACTGATGATTGAATCGACTGAAGTACATCATCTAATTGACTATTACCTGTATTTGGTTTTAGTTTCTTTACTTTAGGAGTTGATGATTTACTACCAAAAAACTTTTTACCTGACACCTGAGTAGGTGCGAGTTTCTTTTGTACCGAAGGCTTTTTAGTATCTTGTTCTTCTTTACGTTTGACAAGTTTTCCTGCGACTTCTTTGCCAGACTTTGGTTTCTTTTTGCCAGAACCAATTAAACCTTTTGCTGCTCCGCCGAGTAATAGTGGTAATGCCATTATCTTACTTTTGGAAGGTTATACATTGCACCAATTGGTTCTAGGCTTATATTACTCATATCTATTGAGGAGAATGATGCTGCAGCAGCTCGACCACCACTAGCACTTGAAAGTTCGGGATCACTAGAACCTGCTCCACCTATCGGTATTACTGTAGGCGCCGGATCAGTATTGGGTGGTGCTGGTGGTTCTGGTCTACTATGACCTGGTTTGACTTCCTGCATTCCGGGAGGAGTCGGAAATCCACCACCCTCTATAATTGCCCCCGAAAGCCCTTGGATTAATTTTATAAATTTAGGATGTTTGGTGTAATTTTTCCCAAACTTTGCTTCTAACTCTGCCATGATACCCAATTCTACAAGAGCAGCTGGAGACTTACGACTCAAGTCTACTGTTGTATTTTGTTTAGTGTCTGGTGCAAAGGTACCAGTGTCTGAATTTTCACCTTGAAACTGTTTTAAAACTTCATTAATTGGGGCAGCCAATTTAGCATCTCCAGCATCACCTGACCTTGTTCTTGTAAGATATCCAATTCCTGATGCGGATCTAATAGCGTCAAAGTGAAGTGGGACACTAACCACTCCCGCGTTATCCATTTTTTTCAAGAATTTGTCATATTCTTCATAACTTGCAAAATCTTCAGGTCTTACAATTTTTGCTTTAACACCACTTTTTGCTAACTCAGCCTGTAACATTGCTGCAGCTGGATCCTGATAATCTCTTTCTGTACTTCCAGTTATTGGGTTATAAGCACCGGTCTGACCTGCCGCTGTAAATGTGTTACCACCAGTTTTATCAGGTATACGACCTCTTGCATGATCCAAAGGAATAATTACATCTGGTGTACCACTAGAAGAAAGCATTGGTGTTTGTGGAGTTGTTGTTTGTACTTCTACATTGGCAGAACTCTTCTTGAGTGTGTCCCTTATCTCATCTGGAATAGAGCTTGCAAGTTTGGGGTCTTTAAGTAACTCATTAAAATCAATATCACCAATTAACCTTTGCTCTATTTTGACACTTTGTTCTTTATTGGTAGTAAAAGTTTGTACTTGTTTTTCCAAGTCCTTGACAAATTTCTCCTGTTTCTCAATTTTGTCTGTAGATGCGCCAGAAGATCTCAATCGTTCAAGTTCTGTATTCCCCTTTTTTAATTGTAATTGGAGTCTATACAAATCGTCATTAACAGACTTAGTAATTCGTATTCTTTTTTGTAACTCATCAAGTTTTTTGAGTTGATCTTCTAAAAATTCTCTTTTCTCACCTTCACTGTATGGTTTTGCCCAATCAGGAAAGAGACCCAAGAGTAGAGGAATACGATTTGTTTTTTTGTCTGTTTGTTGTAACAACAAATTTAAACTTTGACGAAGTTCTTCTACTGATTTGTCACTATACCGCAATCCTTCTTCTGTCTCCTTTTGACCACCACCCCTTTGTCTATTGATAAGATCTTGAAGTGCCTTTCCTCCTTCCATGCCACCTTTCCAAAGTAAAAGTGCAGCGACAATAGGTGCTAATATGGGCGCCATTGCAGAAAGTAGGCCAAATAAACCGGTTACCAAAGGAGTAAACAAGGTTAAGAAACCAAGTATCTTTGCACCAATACCAATACCAACCAGGGCAGCAATACCCACGAGAATTTTATCTAGATTATCTGTAATAAATGTAATTACATTCTGAATTTTCTTTTGATTTTCTTCATCTTGAAACCAATCAAGTGCCTTCAGTATAAAACCACCAAGTAAGATATTCTTAAAAAATCTCTTGATCATATCAAGGAAACCCATCTTCGGAGCTTTGAACCCCTTTAGTGCATTAGTTGCTTTCGTCTTTGCACTCTTTTCAGACTTGGCCTCCTCTGCCTTCTGTGCAGATTTTCTTGCAGCTTTTGCGTCTTGTTCCGATTCTTTCTTCTCTTCACCCAACAACCCCTTAAGAAGACTATCAATACCAAGTAGAGTTAGACCGATATTTGCAAAAGAATCTGCAACTGCGTTACCCTTTACTTGAGCTTTAGTCGATTCTGCTTCTTTAGAACCACTTAAAAGTTTTTGTGTATTGACCGCAGATTTGTTATATTTTTTACCACTTTGAACTACCTTAGATACATTGACTGTTTTCTTCTTAGGTTTGAACCTACCGGTCTTACTCTTTACTCTCTTAAATTCATTTTTTAGTAAATCATTATCACCCCTACCACCAACCATTTGATTGGCCAACATCTTCTCTTTCAGAAGAGTTTTATAATCATCATAATCAAAGTCAGATATATCATCTAGACCCAGCATATTCAATACTTCTGGGTCAATAGTCTCATTAGTAGGTTGTTTAGTATCTTTTTTATCGGTACTAAACTTCTTAACAAGGGCGGTTACAGCCTTTTTGTCTGGTTTTTTCTTAGCAGAGGGCATTGGCATTGGGCCCTGCTTTGCATTACTATTATCTTTGGGTTTACCGGTCCAGGTATCTAACCCTCCAGTATTATATTTTTCTTGTAACGGATCTGACATCTGACGGGCAAGATCCATCAAATCACCAGAACCTTTCGCCATTTCACTATCAACCTTACGTTTTTGATCAGGTGGTAGTGAATTATAATAACTTGATAAATCTCTTATTTGATCCTCATCAAGATCTTTGAGAATATGATTTGGTAACTTATATGCAACAGATCTATTCTCATCGTAGACCTTTTTTGGTTTTGCCTTTGGTTTTGGAGTTACTTTTGGTTTTGGCTTCGCCTTTGGTTTAGGTGGAGTCTTTTTGCTTTCATTTTCTTCGACCATACCTATGGCCATTTCATGAAGTTCAGTATTGTTCCTTCCTTGAACAATCTGACTATCAATATTACTAGTTTCTTTATCACTCAGAGAATTATAATATTGTGAAAGTAAATATATCTGTTTATCGTCTAATTTTGAGGCAAGATCCTTCCCTAACTTATATTCATAAGCCTTTCTTGTTACTTTAGGATCTCTAGCCATTCTGTCTTGCCTTTTGCTTTTGTTCTTCTTCCTCTAAATGTTGTTGTAAGAGAGCAACGTAAATGTCTCTTTCAAAGGGCATCATATTTTCAATTTCAGTGAGAGAGTATTTGTGGTATTGCATCATCGCAAAGTTTAATTTAAAATAACTCTCTAGATCCATATGGATCATGCCTATGCGAAAAAACTGGATAAACCCTCCAAAACGATAGTACTTTTTACTTTAGTGCTTGGGTTAGTAATCTCAATTGTGTGAGATAGTTTTGGCATAGTCTCAAAGAATTGTTCAATTTCTTTAAATTGTGTTGAACTCATCTGTTCCAAGAAGTCAACGACTTCCTTTTTAGTACAGTCATCAGTAGACCAAACCTCGTCTTCATTATAAATCTTATCAATACATGATGCAATTAATTCAAATGATTGATTAATATCAGTTTCACCTTCAAAATCAAAGTTGTTTGAAATGAATTGTTCCAATGAAGGGTACTTCATCTCCATTACCAAAGTCTCATCAAGTTTAATCTTATTAGAGTGGTTTTCATTAGTTTGAACTTGAATGTCCTCAAGGTCAATAGTAACTGTTACATTTGTTTCACCATCGTCAGGTGCCACAATGTTTACCTCAACTTCTTCACCAACCGACCTTGCTCTGATATTTAAGAACAAATATTCAATATCAAAAGTCGGAAGTTTCTCTACTTTAATACCTCTCGTAAGAATGCAACTTTTTAAAACAGATTTGATTGCGGTTGTAATCTGTTTTGTATTCTCACTTTCAAGGGCAAGAACTAGAAGTTTTTCTTCTTTAACTAAAAAGGGCCTATAAGTAATTTTCTTCTGTGTTGATGGTAATACCAAGTCATACTCAGGAGTTACAATCTTTGGCAAAGGCATAATAAACTACAATAATAAGTGAAACTATTTATTAGGCAAAACTACGCTCTCTAATGTATCTAGTGTACGACATGGAGATATTATATTTCAACACATCACTTGCTTCATAACTGACTTGTGTTGGTGCAATGCTAATCGGGAATGCATCGATAAAAGTATATCGTAATTGATAACTATCATTAATATTTCTTTTTCTTTCTGCTCTGGCATTCTTCTCAAATTTAGTTACATGAATCGGACTTCTATAGCTATTAGGATAATTCATCCGATAAGATACTGCGGAATTTTCGTATCCTCTATTATTCGTAGTTTGTCCTGCAATAAAATCGACCCAACCATCAAACAATTCAATCACATCATATCTATTATTGACCATGAATGTCAAATCAAGAGTATTTCCAAAATCCTTTCGGTATGCCATTTTTTCTGACATACCTGCGAAGTCATTTGTTGCTTCATGAGTGAAAAGATTTACACCAGGAAGTGATGCGGCAGAACACATCAATTCAACATTTTCACCATCTGCATAATAATTGAAATTTCTTGCATTCAAGAAAGTCATTACACTGATTGGTGGTTGAACTTTGACTTGATATACAGATGTCTGAGCAACATGAAGAATTTTACTCTTTAGTGCCGATGTTTTGACTGAATTTGGATATGGTCCAGGCATCTAAATATTTCTACATTATAATACTATGTATATTAGATGGGTCAAAGTATAAAGTCAATTTATAAACCATCACATCCTGAAAAATACCTTGGCAATTCAAACAATATTATTTGTAGAAGTTCTTGGGAAAGACAGTTTTGTCGATACTGTGATGTGAATCCAAATATCGTGAAATGGGCATCAGAAGAGTTCTCAATACCTTATATCTCACCAGTTGACGGAAGACCACATAGATATTATCCAGACTTTCTGATTGAAGTGAGAGAAAGGAGTGGTAAATTAAAAAAGTATGTAATTGAAATCAAACCTAAGAAACAAACTCTACCACCGATCAAAAAGAAAAGAGTAACTAAAGGGTTTATTACAGAAGCAAAGACTTATGCTGTAAATCAAGCAAAATGGAAGGCAGCAGTTGATTTTTGTAAGGATAATTTAATTGAGTTTAAGATTATTACTGAAGATGAACTCTACCACTGGAAAAAATGAATAGATTTAAAGAAGAGGATGAAAATAGGATCTCAAGTATGACAGATCCTGATGATATGATGTTAGAAATTATGGAAATTCTAACCGATGTAGAAGTCATTCCTGATGTTGGTAAGTATTACACATTCATCTATCGGGCAAAAACACCGAGAGTTGAATATGATCAGTTTCCATTAATTGCTTGTGTTGGTGTCTTTGAATGGGGTTTTAGAGGACTTAATTATCATTGGGGTGATTTTAGGAATTATACTTGGGAAGAATCAGATACTCTTCGTGTAGTTGATCCTATGGAACTTAAAATACTTCGTGCAATTCCTTATCAAAGTTTCAGAATAAATAACTAAACGGGTTAGTAACCATTATTAGGAGAAATAAAATAGTGGCAGTTAAGGATACTTCAGGTTGGTTGAATAAGGGTAAAGGT